TCAGAAGGTATGAGTAGAGCTACAACTAAAGGCACACCTCAACAAGATAGTATGCGATGGCGTCAATCTTTTAGAGGATACTGGCATTTAGTTACAAAAGCAATTGATTATTTAACACAGTTTGCCCCGGTAGATGTGGTTGTAATACAAGGTAATCATGATTTTGAGCGTATGTTCTATGTGGGAGAAGTTTTAGATGCTTTATATCATAATAATAAGAACGTTAACATAGACAATAGTCTAGATACACGTAAGTATTATGAGTATGGTATAAACATGATCATGTTTACACACGGAGACAAGGAGAAAGCGCAAGAGTTGCCACTCTTAATTGCTACAGAACAACCTGCTATGTGGAGTAGATCTAAAGTTAGGGAAGTACATTGTGGACATAAGCATAAAGAAATGCTTAATGAATACATGGGAACTAAAGTTAGATTTATACCATCTATTTGTGCTAACGATGCTTGGCATAAAACACAGGGTTATGTAGGAACACTTAGATGTGGTCAAGCTTTTATATGGAGTAAGAATAGAGGACTGGAAGGGTACCTCCAAACAAATGTGATGAGCTATGGCCTGGAAGAGAAAAGCTAGAAGTAAACCTGGACGTAGTAAAGTAAAAAATGCTAAGAAAAGTGACTATGATGGTAAAACATTTCAGTCTAATTTAGAACTTTATTGCTATAAAGAACTAAAAAAAGCTGAAGTTGACGTTCAATATGAAGAGCATACATTTACAATCTTTGATCCTTTAGTGTATCCGCAAGCATGCTATGAAGGTACAGCTAAGAAATTATACAATAAAGGCAGCAAAATACGGGCTATAACTTATACTCCAGATTTTGTTGATCCTAATGGTAAGTTTATCATTGAAACAAAAGGCTATGCCAATGAGTCTTTTCCGTTGAGATGGAAACTATTTAAGAGACATCTTAAAGATAACAATCACCACTATGTTTTATTTATGCCTAGAAATAAAAAGCAAGTAGACGAAGTGGTAGAACTAATCAAACAATTATAAGGTTGGATTGTCAGGAGATATGCATGGTAACTCATGGTATACATCTCGTAACTGGGCATTAAAGGGATAAAATATATTACGGTTGAAAAGCCCTTCCCTCTTTCCTTTTTATTTACTAATTAAACACTTTAAATTATGGCTAATAATGTTAGCCCTTGCTGTGGCTATGAATACAGCGAAGTAACACTCCCATGCGGGTGTGAGATGTACCAATGTGACAATCCCAAATGTAAAGATCATTTTGATGAGCCTATGGTTGACTATGAATATAGAAATCAAAGGCTAGACGACATTGCAGAAGCGCGAGCGGATGAGATGCGTGACATGGGAAACTAATATAAACCAATTAAACACAAATTATGAGTATTAAAACTATTGATAAGCCTATGCAAGGTAGCGCCGGCATAGCAAAGAAAATTAACAAAGGCGCTGAGAAGATGGTGTTTGACATTCTACAGTCTACACAGTATTCTATGCCAATACAATCTACGATTAGAGAACTTGTTACCAATGCATGTGACTCTCAGCGTGAGAAAGAAGTGGCTGTAGAAATATTGAGTGGTAAGAAGAAAGTTGAAGACTACTATATAGAAAGACACGGTGCGCAGTATGAAGATAGTAATTTTGATTTTAGTTATTATCAGTTGTCTTCATTACAACATGGTAAAAACCATGTAGATTTATTATACAAACAAAACGAAGGTCTTGGATATTGTGATATATTTTCAGTTACTGACTACGGCGTAGGTATAGGTAGTAGAAGACTAGAAGGTATATTAGAACTAGGCTATTCTACCAAAAGAAATACCAGTGAGAACTTTGGTGCCTTTGGTCTTGGTGCAAAAGCTGCGCTATCAACCGGTGTAGATTTCTATACTATAGAGACTATATATAATGGTATGAGATTTAAATGTAACTGTTATAATTACAAGACTGATTTTATTATACCAGCTTTTAATGTAAAAACAGGCATGCAAAATCAATTTATAACTTTCAGTGATGGTACTAAAGTATATTATGAATACTCTAATGAAGTAAATCAAACTACTGTATCCTTTGGTGTAAAACGCCATAACAGAAATAAGTTTGAAGAAGCTATTGAAGAGCAGCTGATGTACTTTGATAACGTTAATTTTAAAATTATAGATGAAGATGAATATCCAAGGGATGTTAATTTTAAAACTGAGGTATTATATAACTCTAAGAATATAATTGTTGGTGACAGTTATTATTTTAGTAAGCCTCACATTGTTCTTGTAAAAGACAAAGAAGCTTCTACAGGTATTAACTATGGTTATATTGATTTTAAAGAACTAGAAATGGAGCAGATGTATGGTTGTGTTGCTTTCAAATGTCCAGCTAGACAAGTAGTTACTAATGAAGACGGAACTGAGACTGTATTACAGGAGGGTGTAGATGTTACTCCATCTCGTGAGAAAGTTATATGGAATGAATCAACTAAAAATTACATTAAAAGTGTAATTAAATCAGCTGCAGAAGAAGCTAGTGAAATGGTAGAGAAACAGCTAGAAGAGACTGATTTCTTAAAGTGGATTGATAAATGTAGATCTATTATAGCTGGAGACACTGATGATAGAATACTATCTAGAATTGCACGTATTATTGATAAAAATGAGATTAAGCCTAAGTTTGGTCCTGATCCTAGAATTAAATATAGTCATATAACTAAGCTATTTGAAGGTTTAAAACTTATGAGACCTTTTAGGCTAGCTAATGCTATAGAGCGTGAGCCTGTAAAAGATTGGCACAGTTTTGATGCTAAACATTTTTATGCTAGAGAAGAGCAATTTAGTAAATATAAAGATGTTTATCTAAGACAACTAGGCCAAGAACATGCTGATAAGAATAAAGTTTGTACTTATAGCTTAGTAGATCTTGATGAGTTTTATCGTGAGGATATACTTAAAGCAGGTACAACTGATGCGCAGATGTTGCTCTTAAAAGATAAAGCTAGAGTAAGTGCTAAAAGAACTGCTATTCTAAACTTTATTACTAAATCTGAGTGGTATAAAAACTATGATAGTGTAGAAGTACCAGAAGATTTTATTGTAGAGTGTAAAGAAATAGAAGCAGAAGACGAAGAAAAGTCTAAGTTTACTAATCTTTCAGCTGTAGATAGACGTGAGATAGAGAAAAGAATGGTAGCATATACTCTTAGGTGGGATCACTTAAAAGAAGATAACTTAACTTTAGAAAAGATAGAACCTAAAGCTAAAGATCTTATGTCTAGTTCTACTCGTATTTATTATTGTACTAAAGAAAACGAAGGTAAAATGAGAGCAGCTGCTTTATTACTTAAAAACGTTGCTCCACATTTTAAAGAAGTTTATCCAGAAGCTGGATGGTCTGATAATGGTAATCAAAGAGAAGCTCCAAATTACCCTATCTTTTGGTATGAGCATCCTCCTGTTAGATTTATGAAATGGGATAATAAAGGTCAGTATTATGACTGGGCAGTTAATCCTGTACAAGGATGGGACACACCACAGCTGATACGTGTTAGTCAAAATAAGGTTAAGTTTATTACACAAAACCCTAATGTCAAACACATCGATGAACTATTTTTACAACTAACAGATAACAATGGATATACTATGGACAATTCACTTATTAAATATTACACAGCACATAAACTAGAAAAGATAAATAACTTTAAATTTCTGCAGGGACTTAAATGTATACACCCTACATTACAAGAAGATTATTGCGAACTCATGGATTTGAGGAATGATAATTATTCATATTATGAATACAAAAGAGTTGCAGAGATAGCACCAGCTATAGTTGAACATATGGATAAAGTATTTGAATTTCAAAAGTTTATGACACAGTGTGATGATGAAGATTTGATAGCGCAAAAGTCTAAAGAACTGTTTGTTTTATCAGATATTAGTGAGGCTAAAGCTGCTGATTTGACTATATTAGCTAAGTATGATAATATAGTAGAATTTGCAGAAGAAGTTAAACCGCTACTAGATGAGCTAATGTGTCTTGAGAACAGAGACTGTACAATGTCCTCTGAACTTGAGAAAGAAGTTAGAGTTTATCTAAGAGCTAAATCTAGAGAAACATGGGAAAGCTAATAACTAAAGACATTAGAAAGACTTTTAAGATCCGTCCCTCTGGTAGGTCGACGGATTTTATTTCTCCTAGTTTTGGTTATGGCTGTTTGTATAATTGTTCTTACTGTTATATGAAACGTCACAAAGATAAAGGTTTGTCTGTTGCTGTAAACACGGGTGATATATTGACAGAAGTTAATAATCATGCATACTTTACACCAGTAGACAAACCTAATCAGACGCATCCAGAATTTACCACTTATGATATTAGCTGCAATGAAGATTTTGCATTGCATGCTAAGTATCATGACTGGGAAAGAATATTTGAATTCTTTAGAGATCATCCTGTAGCTATGGGTAGTTTTGCAACTAAATTTGTAAACCCAATGCTAATTAACTTTGATCCTAAAGGTAAAATACGTATTAGATTTAGTCTAATGCCACAACATAAATCAGATTTACATGAGCCAGGAACTACTAAGATCATTGATAGGATAAAAGCTATCGATGCCTTTATAGAAGCAGGCTATGATGTACATGTAAATTACAGTCCTATTATTGTATACGATGGTTGGTTACAAGACTATGAGTATATATTTGATATGATGAATGATTATGTTGGCTACAAAGATCAAGTTTTATCAGAGTGTATATTTTTGACACATAACTTTAAAAAGCATACTGTAAACTTAGACAGACATCCAGAGACAGAAGTAGATCTATGGGTTCTTGATAAGCAAGAAATAAAAAAGTCACAGTATGGTGGAGAAAATATACGATACAAACTTGGACAGAAGTCTGAATATATTAAACAATTTAGACAAATACACGAAAGTAAAGTACCTTGGAATACTATAAGGTACATTTTTTAACCAATTAAATAGATAATATGATAACAATTAATGTAATAGAAGATAAAATCTGTGGTAATTATGGGGAGCACCCATTCACAGTAGAGTACAGCAAAGAGCTGTATGATCAAATGCAAGAGCTTGCTCAGCAAGCAAACAGTGTAACAACTATGGAAAACTACAATGAGTTGATAAAAGCTTTTGAAACGTTAACTATAGTAGATTACACAAAGACAATCGAAACCAAATGTCCGTATGTGCATGTAAACAAAGGAACAGGAGAGTTCTTTCTTAAGCACGAAGGTGTAGTATCTAGTATACCTATGCCACAAGCGCTTGTAGACAGAATCTTTGACTCTTTAGATAAAGAGTTAGACTTTATGCCTTTGGTAAAAATGTGGACACGTTGGTTGAGAAATCCAATCTTGTGGAGAAAGATGAAGCAAGGTCATGGAGAAGATTTCTGTAATAGATTCTTTAATTTTGTTAATATGCAATATGTGCATCCTAAACATAAAGAAGATCTTATGGAAAATCATGGATTAAGCGAAGATGCGGCTAACAAAAGAGCAACAATGTACCAAATGAAAATCACCCATGAGGGATTACTAAATGGTTACAAGGTCTCTAGAGAAGTGCTGCATAAGTTTAATTCAGAAACTGGTGAACAAGAAGATCGTTATAAAAGAACGTTCAATGTTGACACCGGTGAGATAGAAGGTGATGGCTTACCAGAACACGTAGAAGATAGATTGTTTGAACCAGCTGTTATGGGTAGCAGCGGTGATGCATTCTTTTGCGAGGGCCCAAATGGTTATGCAAAGCCACAACATTTTATCAAAGTGGGTTGTACTCACAGACTTGCTGATTGGAGCCAGGTTAACGTAAATGATACGACGTCATGCGTTAAGGGGCTTCACATCGGCGGGTTAAAGTATATTGCTTTTTATAGTGGAGAGATTCACAACATCTTTGTAGATCCTATGCATATCGGGGCTGTGCCTTGTGATGAAGACGGCGCTATTAGATGTAAGCAATACTTTGTTCATTCTTCCTTAGTAGGTGTGAATGGATCTATTTACCATAGCTCTAGTTACGCAGCTATGACAGATGCAGAGTGGGACGATATGAGAGCCCAAGCTGTACAGGAGCGAGCTGATAAAAAAGCTCAAAGTGACAAGGAAGTTGCTGAGCTAAATGCTCTGTAGCTAGTGTTTAATTGGTAAGATATAGGGGGAGTAACAGACCTCACAGAAGATACTGCTCCCCTTTATATCGATACCCTAAAATTTAAAATATGACAAGAGAAGGCGTCAAGAGAGACGATATGATAGCTCTAATAGATGGTGATAGTTTAATCTATTATGAGATGAAAAAAGACACACTAGAAGAAGCACTAGCAGGTATTGACATGAGAATTAATCAAATGTTAAATATTACAGGATGTAAACACTATGCCGGTTTTCTAACACAAGGTAAATGCTTTAGATATAATATAGCAACTACAAAACCCTACAAACATAATAGAAAACGAGATGCATTACCAATTATATTCCCTGCAATTAAAGAGTATTTAAAACAACACTGGAAGTTTACATTTATACCGGAACTAGAAGCAGATGACTTAGTATCAGTGTATCATGATCCTATTAAGACTATTATATGTAGTCCTGACAAGGATGTGTTATATCAAAACAAAGTATCTAATTATAACTATGGTAAAGGTGAATTTATAGCTGTAGATGAGAGTGAATCCCTACGTTTTTTATGGAAACAAGTATTAATGGGTGACTCTACAGATGGTATTACTGGGATCCCTAAAGTAGGGCCTAAAACTGCAGATACATGGTTAGAAAACCTTTTACCTGTAGAAATGCCTACATTTGTTTTAAATAAATACATAGAAAAGTTTGGAAATTCTGAAGGAATTCATAGATTTACAGAGACCTTTAAGTTAATATACATACTTAAAACTAAAGAAGATGTGTTAAGAGAAACCGGTATAGAATTACCTGATTTAATAACACATAAAGTTGAATTTTCAAATCAAGAAGAACTATGGTAGTAGAGTGTGACAATTTAGTATACAAACCTTTAAATGCATTGACATTTAGAATTACAGGCAATGTAACTTGCTTAAAACCTATTAAAAAAGACAATGAAATTATAGCTTTAGAAGGCCCTGATAACCTTAATATACAATTAGGGTTTACAGTTCCTATAAAGAAAATAAAATATAAAATTAACATCATAGAGCCTATAATTGGTGACGATGCACGGACAATAGCCTATGATGTATCAATTGCTAAGAGAACAAAGGCAACAACATTTGTAATGCCTATGTTACCTGGTAATAAAAAATTATATTTTTGGAATACTTTCTTTGTAAATTGTTTTATAGGTACTCCAGAAGATACTAACTGTATAGCTTTGCTGTATAGATGGTCTTCTGATACAAGATATATTAAGTTTGAGAAAATTATGAAAAGTGTAGAATTCTTTAAACGTAGATATGACCCTAGCCCTAATTATGTAATGTTTGTTTTTAATATCCCTAAAGGATATAAAAGAGAATACAGGGCATTTATGCTAGGTAAATATTCTAAGTTTACGAGAGACTATAAGTTAGATATTCTAGACTTTCATCATGCTGATATAGAAGACGAGATGGGTCAGATTATATTTAAAAGTGACAAACGTAGGAAATTGTTAGAGAAACGATTGAATGCGGACTTGCCAGAAGAGTCAGAGCTATTAAGTATAATAAATGTAGAAAAAGAAACATATGATCCTGAAATTTATAAACTAAAAAAACTACTATGAATATAAATGATATTGTAATATTAAGAAAACATGATCAACATCATCATCGAGGAGTTATTGGGAGTAGGTATATAGTTACGGAGATTAAAAAGACAGAACTTAAGCTATGCGCTGAAGAGTCTAATGATCTTTGTTTCTATACTAATCCTAATAATGTAGAACCTTTAGTACAATGCACAATACCTTCTTGGGTAGAAACAAGTACGCACTCTGATGATTTTGCAGACAAACTAGACAAAGTATCTAGTGAGGTTGTAGCATTATTAAAGAGTAAAAACAAAGCTTATGGTAACACGGCTCTAGATCCTGTACAGATATTTAGCAGGCTTGATGCAACAGAGGCTATCTGTGCACGTATAGATGATAAAATCATGCGTATAAAAAACAAAGGTATAAATGATCAAACTGAGGATACAGTTGATGACCTTATAGGTTATTTATTGTTGTTAAAAATGAGTATGCAGTAATGGTTATTATTTGGCCATCATAAAGAAAGGGGCGTTGCCCCTTTTTTGTTGCCCCTAGCTATTCTTTTATTTTTATAGTAATATCATGTGGCGCGTACTCGTTACCACCAAAGTATGGATATAAATAATATCTTCTAATTAATCCCCAGTAACCTTCTGGCCTACGTCTAACCATTGTAGTATCACTATTTATAACTATAACATAATAAAATGTTGTGATGTCTATCATAGCGCTATACACTGTATTGGGTTCTATAGTCCTTATTGTAGCAGAGCTATGCCTACCTTCTTCATGTCTTAACCAGCATAGTTCTATTTCATTATCTATGTAGCGCCATCCAAGACGTATAGAATACTTTTGATGTCTTACACCAAAGTCACTCATACCATAAATCTTGTTTACATCATGCTGATTTTCTGGTACTTCTGTATAATATTCTGCTGACTCGTCTAATATAAAATCAAATGCTAGCCTGGAGTTGTTTGGATGATTAATAAAGTTACCAGAACTATGCTCACCTGCTGGTATAACATAAGTTCTAAATCCTAAATCATCAACCTCTTTACTACAAGCTACTATAAATAAAAATATTAGTACTATTCTAAGGTAGTGAACCATTTATAAGCTTCTTCTGGAGTTTTTGATTTTTGCAAGCCTCTAAATATTGGTAATAAATCTTCAAAATCTTTTCTTATCTTACGGTCTCCTTTTTGGAATCTACCGGTTTTTCTTTGATAAAAAATAGCAGAGTCATCAATAAATGGATCTCCTAGTATGTATCTAGTCTCACGTAGCATTTGTCCTAGTAAATCACCACCTTTTAGTATTGGCCTAGCCGTTGCAGTAGGAGACTGTAATATTCTAAATGCCTCTGACAACCCTGCACCTGGTAGCGGTGTCCATTGTTTAATCTCTGTTTGGTATCTTTTAGCTTGATATAGTGCAAAGTTACTTAACCATGATTTATCTTCATCATCAAGATCTGCTAATGCTGCTACTAATGCCATGGCTCCCATTAAAGACGCTAGTTCTACAGATGTTCTTTTAACATTTTGTTGTTCCATCTCAGTCATATTAGTATATGCAAAAGATTTAGTTGATACACTTTCTGCTATAAAATTCCAAAACGATACATACATACCTTGTGTAAGAACACCTAATTCCTCATCTACATGCACTGTAGAACTTCCACCGTGACCATACCTTCTCCTGATTCCAGGCGGCATCCAGTTACGGAACAGCATAAATAGTTTACCCCACCATCTTCTTTGTAACATATTAGTATGCATCTTACCTTTTATCTGGTTAGTTCTTCTACTTAATCCTTGTAGTTTTGTAATAAAGTCTAATCTATTAAAATTAGATTGCGCTTCATCAATTCTAGGATCTATAGACATCTTACCGGTCTTTTCATCTACTATAAGTAAGTCATATAAATTAGCAGGTTTACCTTTTTCATTTAGTATTACATTACCATCACTGTCTTTTAATGTACCTTCTAAGTTTTTCATTACTGCTAGCATTCTTGTAGCAGATAATTCATGCTCAGCTGCTTGTTGTAAAAACAATAGGTTACCAGTTCTTGCTGCTTTTCTTCTTTTACCTCCTACTATTTGATTTCCTTCAGTATCTGTAAACTCTGTTAATGCATCAAAATACTCTACTGCTTTTGCAATTTTACTTTTTGGGTCAAATCTACCTATGTCTGTAATAGCCATACCTGATCCCCAGTACTGTCCTTTTGCCCAAGCCATATCAGACTTATTTAAAAATTGTCCAGCAAATGCTTCTTGTAACATCATCATGTTATCTAATATAGACTGGTTAGCTCCCTGTAGTAAGTTAAACGATAGCGTACTCATTGCAGTAAATGCATTTATTGTACTTACTGCTTGATTGGCAGAGAATGTTTTACCAAATATTGTAAAGTCTTGCTGTAAATTAGTTTGACCAAACATTACAGAGTCTAACCATTCTTTTACATGTTGATAATTATAACTTTCACCTTCTTTTAATTTAGGCATAGATATACCCATATTTTCTGCAGCTCTTTGTATTAGCTGTATACCTGCTGAGTTAGTTTCTAGAGTCTTTCTATTTTTTAATATTTCTTGAAACGTCATAACTTGTCCTAATATTTCACTCTTAGTTTTAAAGTTATGTGCCATATGTCTAAATCTATATAAACTACTAGCTACATCTTTTGATACTTCTTTAGAAGGAACTCTATTAGTAGCGTAAACAGGAACTCTTCTCTCTGCATCTTTATTGTTTTGATCATAGGTATAATAATCATGATTAGTTTCTTGTATAGTAAATCCATCTTTAAGCATATCTCCTACAGCATTGAAAGTGCCATTTTCTTTTGCTCTATCATAATCTTCTTTTCTGTATGTTGGCATTAAATACGAGTACTTGTCCCATGTATTTTTATCCATACGTTTTACACCTATCATTCTCTGTGCTTCTTGGACCTCTTGTAATACAAAATCATAATACTTTTTTAATCTAGGGTCATTTTGTATTTTTATGTACTTTTCATTAGTATAAACTTTAGGATCAGGTTGTACCCAATCACCTGCAGGCCTACCATCTATATAGTTTTTACTTAAAAATTTATTTAATTCATTTCTACGTATTTGAGCCGATAAATATGCTTCTGTATTGATTAGTCCTTCTGCTTTTAACTGCTTAAGTATAGACTGTTGTACTTTTAACTCTTTTCTTATTGTTTCTAGCTCTTTTTCCCATCCTTCAATAGGAGTACTATTTTTTTTATTCCATTTAATTATATCTTGTTGATACTTTCTACCTTTAATACTATCTATCCATGTACTAAATTTTGCTTTATACACTTCCATATCATTATTAAAATCTGCAGGCTTAGGTTTGTCATATTTTACATCTAGTCCTTCTTTGTAGTTTTTAAGATCACCATAATACTTTTCTTGGTCAATTGGATTAACAAAAGCTAATCTTTTCATACCATTTATAGTTATTTCTTCTAGTATAGGGTCATTAAGGGTAGCTACATCAGACTCATTTTGACCTGCTGCAAATTCTTCATAAATAGGAGCTAGTTTAGACTTAAGATCTAATGTTAAATCATTCTTTTCTAAATTAGCTTGTTGTACTACTTTAACTAATAGTTGTATACCTCTATCACTAGAATAAGTAATAGGGTCAAAGTAAAAAGAATATCCACTCTTATCTTTATGTGCGGTTGTTAGTTCTTTTACAAGATCACCATAACCATTAAGCTGTCTTTGTTTCCATTGCTCTGCATTTAACTTAAGTCTTTTTTCTGTTAACTCTTCTTTTGTAATCTGGCCTTTGGTATATCTTTCAGTAAGTTGTATCCACTCAAGATCCTGTCTTCTAGGTCCTACTAGTCTCTTGTTTTGTTCTATATTATTTATAATTTTCTGTATCTCTGGAGGTAAATTTTTATTTGATAGTCCCATTAAAGACATTGCCTGCATAGGTATAATATCATCTTGAAAGTTATTATCTAATAATTCTGCTTGATCTATAATTTCTCGTATCCTATCTTCTAATTTATCAAACTTTTCTAAATCTTTTATTTTACCTTTATCTTTAGTAGATAGCATTAAACTTTTAATACTTTGAAACATCTCTAAACCATCAATTTTCTTTTTTAACTCCCACATAACACGTAAATTAGCTGTAGTACCTCTTTCTTCTATTGGTAAAGCCATTAGTTGTTTATACGAAGTCTTAGCTCTAGCTAATGACGCTCCCATAGCATCTACAAGTTTAAATAAATCTTCTACTTTTTTTACTTTTTGTAAACTGTTTTGCAGTCTTATCAATGTAAACTTATCGTCTTCGTTAATCTGATCTTCTGGTAATTGATTTATTTCATATAGTTCAGATTCTATTCTAACTCTTGCGTTATCTACTAGTTCTTGTAACCTTTCTTCTTCTTTACTAGCTTGTATATAAGAACTTAGTGGGTTTATCATATTATCTGATCTTAGTTCCTGAGCAAACATTTCTTCTGCAAGCTGTGCTGCAGCGCTTGGGTTAATACCAAATAATTTACCAATAGCTCTAAACAATCTATTAAGTGCTCTTTGTATTTTATTAGGATTTTTACTAACAATTTTAGCTCCTTCTAATCCAATTGCGGTAGCTAGTACTTCTTTATCTAGTAGCTCGCCGTATAACTCAGGGTATGCTTCTTGTACTTGTTTATATAACGGTGTGCCTTTTAACTCTGATATAGCTCGTGCAACAATAGGATCACTAATTCCTAACATATCTATATAAATATGCCCAAACTCATGATATGTTGTATCTTTTCTAACTTTTTCTGGATTAATTCTTATTGTAGGATTTTCTCCTTCTATAGCTGCATCTACTTGACCTATATTATCTATACTAGTATCAAATTCAACATTAACAGTAACACCAGCTTTAGCAAAAGAGTTTTTTAAATGGTTAGCTATCCTGTAAACATTTTCCATCTCATCTTTTTCCATAGCAGAAAATTTACTATTACTAGTATTTTCTCTTCTAGCCATTTCATCTTGATAGTAATCTCTAGTATTAGGATCAGCGCCTGCTACAAATCTAACATACTGATCTATATCAACCTGGTCTGATGATGTAAGGTCTGCATTAGCTGTACCTTCAGCTTTTATATTTTCTAATAAATCTTTATTTATATTTAATACATATAAAGGAGCTGCTTCGGACCATATGGTTTTAGGAGTCATTTTTACATACTCTGTACTAAAAAGTCCAGGGTGCTTTCTATCTATTCTTTTTAGTTCTCTTAAACTACGGTGTACATTAGGGAGAGTTAAGAATATAACATCATTACGTTTTGTAGCTACTTTATGATCTTTTAATATTTTATATACAGAGTCTACATTTTTATTTTCTACTGTATCCATATACCCAAATAAATCAGTAAGTAATTCATTTACTAATCCGGTTTTTTTATCATAATATTTACACGACATATATTTATTTTTTACGACAAACTTTTATTGGATCATCTATGTCTGTATCTTCATTTGTATCTGGAGTCATAGAAATATACCCGTCTACCGGTTTATCTGTTGTTGTTGTTTGCCCTTGGTTTTGTTTAAATACACTCTTTTGTTCTACATCTGTAGTTCCTACTTCTAAAATTTTATTTTCTATGCCTAGTGGTGCTAATTGTTTATAGCTAGATCCTCCTCTGTAAACATACATAACACCATTTTTTGATTTAAAATATTTTATATATCCAGTCTGCTCATCATATACTCTAGAATCTAAATCTGGAAAAGTTACTTCTCCTCTTACAACTCCTAAAGGTAGTTTTACAGTTCTTAGTAGTTCAACTCCTCCAGGCCTTCTAGTACCAAAGTTTCTTACAAACTCGTGTGTAAAGTTAACAAAACCTAAGTACTCAGGAACAGTTAATTGTGTTATTTCTTGTTCAAAAAACTCTACAGGTGATCCTTTCCCTGGATTTAATATGTCTGTTGTAAGTGCTTCTGAAGGAATTAAATCTATGTAACTACCATATGTAGGGAAGAAGCCGCTAGTTATAAATTGATTTGCTACTAAATATTTACCAAATGCACTTATTTCTTGATTTGGGTCTTTTATTATACTTAGTAAAGCATTACTTAAATCATTTTTATCTGCTACTGATAAGTTTATACCGGTGTCTAATTGTATTCTAGCTAAGCCTGTTTCTTTATTTGAAGGATCTTCTCTTAATAATCTGTAGAATGCATTATTATTTAACTTAGGATGTTTAAGTCCTATGTCTCTAAGTTTAATTACTATATTATTTTTGCTTTCTGGTGTATACAATCCTCGTATTACAACATCAGACAGAAGCCCTGCTTTATCCCCTATTTTTTGCATTAAAGGACTATGAGGTTGGGTCATTAGTGCTCCATACAACGCTCTAGATATAAATTTATGCTGTCCTGCGGTAAGTAATTGTATACCTAAAGCTTCTTTTATATGTTGTTTTTTGGTGTTAAACGCTGTTGTGTTTTGTATAAATCCTAATTGACTAGTATTTTTTATTATAGTATCTAATACTCCTCTATAAGCGCTACCCATTGGACTTAAAGGTTTACTACTGCCTAGCTGATGAGTTATATAATCCTCAGCTCCTTCTATTATACTATTTTGACTATATAAAAAATAAGACTCTTCATCTATCCATGCGTTTATAGAAGATAATTCATTTACATTATCTATATCCCCTGGCGTAATTATTTTATATACTCTTTGCATCTGCTTACCTGCTCTATAAAAATATGCAAAGTTTCTTAGTATGTATTCTTGATCTAAAGATTCTTCCTTTAATTGGGATAGAGTCATAGGTTGAACAGGGGCTTTCTGTCCTATTTTAATTTTTGATACTAATTTATTTGGAGATACATCATTTAGTTCTGCATCTTTTATTAAAGCTTTAATACTAGGTTGTGCTAAAAAATATACTACTGTTTCTATTGGAACACCTACACTTAATAAAAGACCGGTTACAGGTATAGTATATACATTATCATTTATATCTATTTGTATAGGTGCTTTTGCAGCATCTACTGCAGCTGATAAGTATTGTGATATATTAGCATCTGTAAAGTTACCTTTTACATCTTTTGTTTGTATATAAGGCATACGCTTACCATCTATAATAGGGGCATATTCAGTTCTTACTGTTAAACTCCCTAGTTTTTCTGCTGTATTTCTACCTTTAATAATATTAGAATGTAATCCTCTACCTGCTATACCCATTTTTTGCCTGTTTTCCATATCAAGCTCGATTAAAGGGTTATTATAATTTATACTAGTATCTACATTACCAACAACTTTAGCTAAAGCTTTTAGTTCTTCATTAGCAACAGGAGTCATAACTTCTTCTAAATGTTTTGGATCTAATAGTATTCCTTTTAGTACTTCATAGATAGTATTATTTCTTTTTTGTCTTTCATTAAGCTTACCAACTTCTTTAAATATAAGGTTTAGTTTATCTATATCAAAATCACTACCCATTTGTACAGTTAAAGCTCCAGGAACCATAATAGCTTTTTCATAAGATTCTGGTAAAAAATCTACAGTTCTAAATACCATCGCAGAACTCTTACCTTGTTGTGGTATACGGTATCCTATAAACTCTAATCTAGGATCTCCTGCAAAGTCTGCAGGGGTTTTACCTTCTATTTCTTCTGCTGTAAATCCAAGA